GTGGTCGAGTCAGCATATGTTTTACAAAGTTTAATATTATCATCATCGACTTTGTAGGTATAATATGATCCTGTTGCTAAACCACTAGCGATCAAGTCTGAAGACGTATAATAAACTTTATCACCAGTTTTTAATTCGTGTGAAGATAATGTGATTTGATTGTTTATGGTGTTAATTCCTACAGAACTAAATCCAATTGGATTAATTAAAAGATTTTGAGAAGTTTCATCAAATTTTACATACACTGAATTGAATGTTTGTATTCCAACAGTCTTTTGGGGTTTGACTTTCAGTGTTACCTCATCACCGTATTTTAATCCATGATAAGTTGAGACCGAAACAGTGGTTTTTACTTTTTTAACATCAGAAAATACTCTATTATAATCACTTTCTATAGAATATTCGTAACTTTCTGCACTTCCACCATCACTAACAAAAAATATCTCTGAAGATTGAAGTGTAGTTTTTATACCAATTGTATTTTTTGTCTTATTTGTAACATAAACTATTTCTGAAGTCCCCGAATATGGAAGATTAAAAGGTGTTCCAGAAAAAGAAGTGGATATAGAAAGAGAAGAATAAGATGAACTTGGTTTTTTAAAAATAACTCTCTCATTATTTTTAAATTTATGATCCTTAATGTAAATGGATTGGGTTTGGAGAGGTCTTGTGTATGTTGCAACACCAACTGTTGATATTCCAAGAGAAAATACATTGGTGGATGTTATACCAACACTTAATCCAAATCCTATCGATTCTGATGGTTTAAAATATTCTTTGATATTAAATTCCGAATCAAAATAATCTACACTTTCCAAAATTGTGAAAGTATCTGGAACAAAATAGACTGAAGTTGTTGCGGTATGTGCTGCTCCAACATTTCTTTTTATTCTGATAATATTTTGGTCAGAAAATATATTAAGCAGCTCTGCAAATTCTGACTCAATTTTTATACTGCTACCAATTGAAATATTGGAAGGAATGGAATTTACATAAATGTCTGTTGCTAAACCAAGAACGGAATTTGATGGGATATCTTCTGTGAGAGTCGAAGTGAATGATGAAACACCAACCTTATTGAATTTTTTAATCTGACTAAGTTTAGAAGTTGATAATCCAGACAGAGTAACATAGTCACCATTAACCAAATCATGATAAGGAGATACTTTAAATTCTAAAGTATCTTCATTTTTCCTATTAACTTCTACATTTGAATAAGACTCAATAGTTGTATTTAAATTAATAATATCTTTTCCAGTTATTTCTGTTACAGATGCCTTTGCCCCACTACCACCAGTTCCTGCATTATCAAACAAGATAATATCATTAACTTTGTAGTCAGTTCCAACACCAACTATTTTTAAATCCTCTACAGATGAAGAGAAGACAGACTCTATCTCTACTCTCTGATCATAATAGTTATAAGATTCAAATATAAAATCATTACCTGCATTTAAATCATTAATTTTATATGGGAATGTGTTTCTAATTAAATTTGAATTATTAAAATCGAAAGTTTGGTTTAAATTATTGTTTTCCTCAATGAATTTTGATCTATAACTATTACCAATAAAATATGGGAAGGATGACACTCCAACATTTCCACTATTAAGAGTTGCGAAATATGCATATACACCATTTGGGAATTCTGGAGTTTTACAGAATCTACCATTATGCTCATCCAAGTCTCCAGATCCGGTGAATCTATAATCATCTGAGAAGAATCCTGGGGTAAATTCTAAAGGTCTATTTTTTACATTAGACTCATCCAATTCATAACCAGTATTCAGTAATTTAGTCTCAGAATCTTCATCTTCTGGATCCGAATAACCATATGGACCGTAAATAGGATTTCCATCGTATGCCCAACCAATAATTGGTGAGTGTTTGGATGAATTTATATCTTTAAATTCTGTTTGTAGTTTTGTTCCGTATCCAGATACTGAATACTGAATACCATCAAATCCAGAATCTAAAATTTCATTTCCATATCTGTTGTTCTTGTTTAAAGATAGATATCTAACATTGGAATCTATCAATACATTTTTACCTGCAGGTGTAACTACAACACTGGTTGTTGATTGGGTATATCCTATTCCAGAATTTACAACAACAACATTAGTAATTTTTCCATTTTGAATTACTGGTTTTAATTCTGCGCCATTACCATCACCAATAACTTTGATATCTGGTAAAGAATAATACTCAGATCCACCAAATTGGACTATGGCTTTTGTTATTGATCCATTTATTACTATTGGCTTAATTTCGGCATTTTTTCCATTTTTTATCTCTACTTTTGGTTTTCTATGGAAATTTAAGGTCTTGGATCCATAATTTAAACCACCCTCATACAAATATGCTCCTACAATCTCTCCTCTAACTATAGGTGTTGCTGTTAAAACGCCAACAACTTTTCCTGTAGTTCCAACACCAACACTAGAATAATTAATTGAAAATTCAATATCTGGATATTTAAAATATTGATACCCAGATCCATTTGAGCCAAATTTTACATATTTTCTTCTTTGATAATTTGAAAGAGTAGAACCAGATTCTACTACATCTTCACAAACCCTGAATTGATCTTCATTAAGCTTTAAAACCCTATAATTCGTAGAAGATGATAGTCCAGAAATTGAAGATGCTTCGTAATCATATCTGATAAAATCTCCATCATTAAATCCATGATTTTTAAAGTTAATAGTATTATACGTTGTAGAAATTCCAGAAGGATTTGCAATTAACTTTCTATTTTCATATCCACTTCCAGGATCTAAAACTATAATATCCTTTAGTATAGTTCTTGGATCTGCAGTTCTGAACTTTTGCACTCCCTCATTTCCATACTCAGTAAATCCAACTGTATTAACACCAACTGCATAATCTCTGGCGTTTTCATACAATCTTACAGTTCTATCATTTATTATTTCACAATAATAAGCAGACTTATCTACTAAAACTAAACCACTATGTGCATTTGATCCATCAAAAGTTCCTATTCCTATTGCAGAACTACCATTTCTATCATAAGTAATCAAATCTCCATCATTTAAAAAGTGCTTATCCAAAAAAGTAATGGTGTCGTATGTAACATCTACACCACCATTGTCAGTTGATAATTTTGCACTAAATTCAATGTCTCTGAATTGTCTTTTATCCAGTAATGGGTAAAAGGAAGCTCCGTTTCCATTACCACCAGTTAGAGCTATAGAAACGATACTATCAAGACTTATAACTTGGGGGTCAACAAATACTTTTTCTACTTTACCTTTAACAATTGGTTGTACCTTAGCTCCTGTTCCTGTCGTATCTGTAAATTCGATCTGTGGTGGATTAACCACATCATAATCGCTTCCACCATCAAGAACATCAACACTATCAATTGGACCATAATAAATTCTATCATTCGACTTATAGTTACTAATTTCAACACCATTAATTAATAGACCAACAGAACCAGGAACAGTGTCATCCGACTTTCCATCAGCAATATTTACAGAAAGAGGTAATTTTCTTAATATTTTTTGTGGCGAGATAACTCCATTTTTCTGAGAATTTAAGATAAAATTATGAGATCCAGATCCTGGAGATAAAGATTTAAACTGAATATAATTGTTACTACCAATAAAAGATTTGGAGGTATAAAGTCTTACTTGATTTAATTCTGAAAGAACTTCAACATAATAAACACCTTCTTCTAATCCAGGAATTACAGAATTTTCTGCAGAATAGTATACTTCATCACCAGTTATAAACGGAACATTAGATGGGAATGATAAAATGGAATATGTCTCTGTTAAAATATTGAAAGATTGTAATCTTGGTTCAGTTGCTTCCGAAATAGAAGCCTCAAATAAATTTTCGGTGATTGTATATGATGGTAAAGAATTTGATGCAACATAAATGTAATCATCAGTTTCATTATAAACGTTTTGAATATCTGATGTAATTAAATTGTTCCCAAACTCTATGGGCACTATTGAGCTTTTTGCCTTATTTAATTTTCTCCTTATATCATACTTTAAATTGGAATTATATGAAAATCCTACAAGATTTCCCAATACTATGTGATTAGTTTGTGGATTTATGGATTGAATAAATGGAATATCTGCAGATGAAGAAACAATAGTCTCACTATCTTTTAGTAAAATTTCTACTTTATCTCCAACTTTTAAGCTAGATTTATCAATCTTGCTAGTCAATACAAAAGTAGATCCAGTAATAGACTTTACTTGGTATCTAGAACTAGTATTGTAGATCCAACTATTTACTAATTTTTCTTTATATGTTTTATTATCTGTTGGATTTTTTATCAACTCTCCAACATTATTTACATATAAGTAATCACCCTCTTCTACTGTAAACCTTGAAGAACTTGGGACAAATGAAGATATTACTCCTGTTAGTCTTAATTCAACTTTTTTAGTTATATCTCCGTTTTCATATCCATAAACAATAAGATCTGATCTAACGGAAGATGTTGGAGAAATATCTTCCGTTATACCAGAACATCCATAAAACTGATTAATGGTTTTTCCGGTATATGTAATATTTTTCCCATTAATGACTATGGTTCCTTGATCAAGGAACCCTATAGTAGAATCTACAGTTACAACAGATGAACCTTCAGATGTCTTTTCTACTACTAAAGTTTTTCCGGGAATTGAAAATGATCCTGTTGAAATAGAATCATCATCATATCCAACAAACAGAGATAGTTGATAATATGTTACTCCTTTTCTAGTTAAAGAATCTACTGCAGATACTGATCCAAACAAACTAGTATTGTTTGACTGTTGTATAGTTTGCCCAACTAGTTTAGTTGGATCGCCAGAAATTACTTCTGCTACTACAACTTCTCTTCTTAAATATTCTGCCGAAGATGGTTTTATTAGATATTCTTCAAGATTAATTACTTTTGGAGTTACTCCATATAAAACATTAAATAAAATTTTAAAGGATTCTTCTGTCCCCTTTGCTTTATATAAAGTTTTTGCTTCTTTAATAAAATTACCAACATTTAAGTCACTAACAAAATCCAGATCTTCAAGACCTGGAGCCAAAGAAATTTTGAGTTTTTTATAAAATTCTTTTAAAAATAGGGAACTTAAATTTTGTACAATCTTTCCAGAATCATGTGACGTAGAAGTTGTAGTCTCAAAAACTAATTCACCAGGATTCTCGGTGCTATGATAAGTTGTTATACCACTAAATCCCCTAACACATCCTGTAAATGTTGTTGAGGTGCTATCAGTATATGTGATGATTTCATCATCAATTTTAATCAATCCATATTTTTGGGGAAAACCTTTTGTATTCGATACTTCTATTGTAGTATCTGAAGAATTAATAGAAGTAGAAAGTGTTGCAGAATCGACAACTACCTCTGGAGTTAAATTGTCTAATCTCAGATATTGATCTAAATTCTCAGAAATATCTGATGTTCCACCTTGATATTCTTGAGAAATATAATATTGCTTTAAAAACTCTGCAGCTTTTGGACTCTCATCTAAAATAAATTCTGGAAGTTGATTTTCAATTATTTGTTGAACTTTTACTCTTGTCTCAAATCCTGTCTTGATCATATTACAACCTCTTTAGCTCCCCATTTGAATAGCTGGATGTATAGAAATTATTTACGAATTCAACACCAGAAGTGTTATCTCCGGAAGATATAACGTCTCTCACCATATTTATGGAACTTTTCGCAACGTTAAAGGACAAATATAGATCCTTTAATCCAACAACATCGTTAGATTCTGGATATGCCTGAATCTCTATTATAGAATCACCTAATGATGTTGAAGTAATATTAATTGTATTTAATATTACTTCTCCACTTTGATAATTAACTGTTCCTGCAGACTTAACAACAACTCTATAAGATCCATCATCTAAAGGTTTAACTATAGACAAAACTCCCATATTGCTACCATCCAACTTACCATCAGTTGTTTTATTGGGAGTATCCGTTAAGTATACAGTATCTGAACTAGAGGATACTTTAAATCCAGTAGATTTTATATTTAATCCATTAGGATTGATGTGGAATTTATTGCCGAAACAAAGTTCATATTGTGCAAATTGGTTTAGAAGAGCCTTAAGGTCTCTTCTAATTTTAACCTTTGTAATATTTGAAGTAATTGCAGAATCTGTATTATCAATAATTTGAAGAACTTTACTATACTTAAATCTTCCACCAAATTTATTAATATCCACTGATTGAGAATATTTTGAAAGAGAATTCTCTACCTTAGTTTTTAATGAATCTACTCCAGATACTTGTGATGCATTATAATAAACCGAAGAATCAATCTCAACATATAGTATTTTGAGGTCAATAATTTTTGCATTAATACCAGATATAGTGTATTGTTTTAATTTTGAAAGAATTTGGGACTTATCAAAATCCGAAACAAAAGATCCATTTTTTGGTTTAATACTTAAAGTTACAGTTCCATATTCTGGTGGATCCATATCTTCTCCACCAATTACTGAAACTGATTCTGTACTTGGATATATCTTTTTAATTATAGACTCATAATCTCTAGCAGTTACTGCTCTATACTGAGATTCATATGATTTTGGTGCAAAATACTTGATAGAATTGATTGATTCAATATCAGCACCATTTTGGGAACTTTGATTAGTTACAACACTAATTGTAGAAGTTGGTACAATAATTTCATCTGATGATCCTCTCAGACTTCCAGCAAAATTAAATACGGAAGCACCATTACCATCTTTTCCATCAGTTACAATATAATTAACTGTTATGACACTTCCATTTTCCAACTTCTTACCAAAATATCCATCACCAAATAAAAGTTCATACTTTTCATCTTGAACTTCTTGAATCAAGTAAATTTCAGAAGTAGAGGTAATATCTAAAATATTATCAACGAGTGTATATTCTCTACCTAAACCAGAGTCTGCAGATCCTTTTACGTAGACTACAATAGTTGAAGTATCAACATAAGAATTATCTAAGACAAACTTTTGATCTAAAGATCCATCAACTACAAACTGCTTTGTTAAATATGTTCCTTGATAAACATCTACAGAATTGAAGTTAGCAACTCCGTTAGATATCGTTGTTGAGATGTTTTCTGAGATTGAGAAGGTATATGTTTCTCCATTTACGTCACCAATGCACACCAGACCAGGTTGTAGGGTGATTGTTTCCGATGAGCTTGCTGTTTGTACGTTAAAAGAAACACGCGCCTTAGAGGCGGTTCTGGAGCGAGGTACGTAACCAATATTTCTTGCTAACGAAACGACGTTTTCTCTAAGTGTCGCAGAATCCAAGAAGGATTCATTAACGATCATGTTAGAGTTAAACGCATTAATATATGTGTTGTACGCTAAAGTATCAATTAAGACAGAAAAATTAGATCCATCAAAGTCAAAATCCGTGAAAGTAGAATTAGCACGGAGATAGTCCTTGATGGATGTCTTTATCTGGTCAAAGTCTAGATTTGTAAATTTTGTAAAAGGCATTTTACCTGGTTGCCTCTAATAAAAACGTAAATTGTTGGGTTGGAAATTCTTGTCCAATAATATCAAAAGTAACAGAAACTTCAAATTCATTCGAGTCTGGTAGTGGTAGAACTTCAACCTCTATATTATTGACTCTTGGTTCAAAGTTTTCAATTGATGTAATGATTTGGGATTCGATTATGGATGCTGTACCATAATCAACAAAATCAAACAAACTAGACCTAACATCAGAACCAAATAATGAATTAAAAAATCTTTCTGTAGGTATAGTTTGTACGATATTACGAACAGATTTTATAATCGCACGTTCATTTTTCAAAACTTGCAAATCCTTAGTCACAGGATGTGGATCAAAGGATAAGCTAATATCTTTAAATGATCTAGATATCCTTTCTATAGCCATCTAAACCCGAAAAACGAAAAATTTCCTACGTTTATTTATGTGTTATTCCAGGGATAACCATAAGTTGGTTCAGTTCCGTATGACCAGTCATCATAATCCTCATCATTTCTGATTTTTTCGTGCAATTCAGTCTGTTTTTTAAGATCATGACGTGGTGCAGTGTCGTGCATTACCTCTGTAAGCACTCTTTTATTCATATTTTGCATAGATCCATAATCTGAAATGAGTTTTGTGGTCCCCCACATCTCTCTCATGTACTCTTTGTCTCTATCAACTGGTGAGTTTGCCATTTTAGCTCCTGTTTTGACTACAAAACAGAACTTTTTTGAGGAGGTTGCTATCTCCTAGTACTATTTAATCCAGAATCCTTTTCTCAAAAAGTCAGAATCTTCAATAAACTTGTAATTTTCATTAAATTTTTTCTCATCCTTTTCCCAGACTGGTATTGCTTCTGAATTTCCATACCTAAAGTCTGGATTTTGGCGAAAGTGAACTTCAATTAGATGATTTCCAATGAATTCACAGTTAATCCATTCATAATTACCCTTTAATTTTTCTAAAATTGAAGGGAATTCGACTTTTTGATCGATTTTTTCCCACTTATTCCACCTGTAAAGGGGATCATCTTCGTTACGACAACCTAAAACTGTTAGTTTTTGCTCTTTGTTTTGAAAATCAACGCTAATGTGGTCACCATCGAAGATTTCACACCAAAATTCTGCTGGATGAAAGCGTTCGGTGTACTTATGAATGAATTCTACCCGAGCAAAGCGCCCCATACCTAATAAATTCATGCTAGGACGCACAATATAAAAGTCAGGTTTGGGAACAGTGGTACCAATAGGACCACATGTATAACCCAAAACCTGACTTAGGATTAATTTATTGTATATCCAAAGGTCTTCAGAATGTATTTGTCGCCATTCGTCATTACCTTCTAGATACATTATCCTTTACCTTGTCCGCGATAACGCTTGCGTGCCTTATTACGAGACGTTGCGGCATACTTGGTATGCTTCCCAGTCCCTTGACGAGATTTTTTGGGAGCGCCCTCAACGTATCCATGCCCCTTGCGAATTGCCATAATTAGTCTCCAATAATTTCAGTTTCAATTTCATCAGGACTTGGAGAACCTCCCTCGTAAAAGTTTTGAGCAAGGTCCTCAATGGTGTCCATGTATTCTTCTTCTGTAAGGTTTGAGTGCAATAACTTCCCCTTACAGAGAATATTATAGCGTTCGTTAGACATAAAATCAAATGACTCTTGTCTTTTCGTGACCAACTCTGATGCGAGGGTCACACCAGATTTCAAAGCCTGCTTCTTTAGCATCCAAACAGAACGATACGTCCTCTCCACACATATCCTGAACCTCTCCAGATTCAAAGACTTGCATCTTCGGAGCAAACCAAGGATACTTCATATCATTGTGTTCAAACACTCCGTGTTTAATCAGCAACCAACCGAAACCTGTGTAGTCCACCGTGAATGGTTTTTTGCGCTTTGAGATACTATCAACAGTTTCATGATTCATCACTCCACCATTACCACGGAAATCATCCTCATCCAACCAGTGGGCGACTGAGGTTGTGTGACCGTCCTCTGTAGCATACCAACCTGCTGAGATGTCTTGATCCATCAATACAAGTTGATAAAACTTTTCAGTATTAAAAACAATATCACTATCAATCCACAACTGATAATCATATTTCAACTTACCATCCCAGGGAATCTGATCAGGTCCACGCAGTACATTCGCTCCTAAACATTTGCAACGAGCGAAATTTACCATCGAGGAATAGTCCTGCGAGATCTGAATGCTTGCCCCGTTCTGTACCAGATCAAAACAGAGCTGTACAAATGCTTTCAGATAAGTATAGGAAACTCCGCGACCAGGCAGACAGAAGACTACAGACTTCCCTCTGATCATTTCTCTTGCCTTAGCATAATCCCATTCTGGTTCGGAATTATTGACTACTGGCGCTTTTGCTTTTACAGTAAATCCTTTAGCCATAATAGAGTGTAATTACTTCAGTATCATACAACATTATCTAGGTGAAGTCAATCGCGCTTGATTTCGGTTATCAGTATACCATCACCATCGACCTCCATGTTTACTTCGGTACCTTCGTACCATCCAAAATCATTCAGTATCCACTCTGGAATCGTCACATAATACTCTCCAGTAATTGGATCAACCTCTACGGTCGTAATATTTTCTCCGGGATTTTTTTGCATCTCAGTATTATCGACTTTCATTTTAGTTTTATATAGGGAAAAAAATTTTTATAATGCGAGGAACATTTAGATCGCTTTCGTAACACTTTATAGATTAGGGTAGTTATGCGTTTTTATATAAGGGGGGCATCCACGCGATCGGATAAAAACGCCCCCACAACGGGGGGCACTGCTGCCTGCACGAACGCATGAGGGTCAGAAGGGGATGACCCGCACGTCGTCAGACCCTGCGACCAACTGATCGACGCGATCCTGCTGCAACTTGAGCACGACCTGAGAGTTGCGGTTCGCCTTGGACAGACCCAGGAAAGCGCGGATCCCGTTGTTGCTGGTGACGCGGAGACGCAGACCAACCTCAACGATGTGGTGATCACGGCGGAGGGTGACCTTACGGGAGGTCATGCCGCGACCCTTCTCAACCTGAGCGACGTACCCATCTTCCAGGAGACGGGCAGCACGGATGGAGTCGTGCTCCATGACGTAGCAGGTTGCTGCCTTAGTGTCGGTGATCGCCATCGCCATGCCGTCGTTTGCTTCGATCAGTTCGGAGCGCAACCATTCGGTGAGGGCAGCGGGGTCGATCGAATCCAGGGCATCGCTGCACACCTCATTAAAGAGGTCACGGGTCTCCTCTACAATCTCCTCACGCTTTGCCTCATCCCATTGGCGGGCGTTGGCGACGAAGGCGCGGAAGTCAGCGAAGCGGGCAGAGTCCAGAAGGGCATCGGTTTGGGAGGTATTGACCCAATCGAAAGAACCGTTCCGCAGCCCTGCCTTGTGCTTAATGCTGACGGGTTTGGTACCCGCCATGGCGTCTGCCTTGTTACGGGTGCCGCCTAGGTGGGTCAGGGTCTCAGCGAACACCTGATGAGCATTCAGGAGGGCGATGGTGTCGTGCTCGTTAGCGACGCCTTCGTGATGGGTGCTGCCGTTGGTTTTGAACATGTTAGAAGCGGGTGAGCGCCACCCGTGTGAACTGTGGTTATTGTAGCAGATCAGAAGGCGATCGGGTCAGCGGTGGGGGTGCTGATTTCGGCAAAGTGTGCGGCACACTCTTCAATGCCCTGAGTTTCCAGATCGGTGGCGATGGTGTCCAGGATCGCCAGGAGTTGGGTACCGTCAGCGGCACGGTTGAGCAGGGAGAGGGAGAGGTCGCGGGTCATGGTAGGATTGTGGTTTGTGGTTTGAAGGGGGAGGCGGATCAGAGGTCCGCCATCATCTCATTGATTTCGATGCCGTCGATCGCGGGGTCATTCCAGCGCACCCCGTCGCGGGTCTCTTTGCTGCCGCACTCATAGAGCAGCGTCACCAGGTCCTGATAGGTGCGGCACTCTTTAGCGGCACCATACAGACCCTCATCGTTCTGAATCCAGAGGGCGACGTTCCAGGTTTCGTAATTTGCCCAACCGTTGTAGGTGGTGTCGGTGGCGAGGTTGTGGATGGCGGTGCTCATCGGGGTTCGTTTGAACTGAAGTCAGTATAAGGGGTAAAGGGGACGCCCATGGGGCATGAGTGGACAGCACGCTCACTGGCACACCCCTTGGTTAAACTTAGCGTTGTTGAAGTTAGCGTGACTGAAACGCTCACGATTCACCAGTTTCATTGTACCAAACTCATTACTGTAGACATAACCTTCGGCATCAATTTGATCGTATCCGATGTAAGCGGCAGGTCCATCATTACGGCAGAGATAGAGTGCATCATCTTTGATAGATTTGACGAGCGCCCAGAAACCCAGGAGCAGAGGATCGCAGTCGAATTCGCTATTCACAACGGGACGCTTTTCCCGAATACATGCATTCAATTGTTGCTTAATCTGCTTTGCTTTCTTCTCATCGACAAAGGTCACAGTCTGCGCCATTTGTTTAGCAAACTGAATCACCTCAGTAAGGTCACCAAACGACCCTGAACACTTGTTATAAGATCCAGAGAAGATCCATGCATCGGGTTGTACAAATTTGCAGTTAATACCATCCTCCATCATATAATCAATGGGAGACGCTACCGCATCACGAAGATCAGAAGTTGCCTCATAAAGAGTATGCGGAGCAACAATGATTTCCTCACGTACAGTTACTCCGAAACTGTAAGTGATAGTGTTGGGAGTGTATTCAGTTTCTCCACCGAAACCAATAAAATCTCCCTGAATAATGGCGTCTGTATGAGGTAACCAATCAAAACAAGCGTGCAGAATTTTTGCAACTTCACCCGTGTGGTTCGCATCAATGTCCTCATGAGATTCGTTGATTTTGATCTTTACTTTGTTGAAGACACTTTTGGTCCCCACGAAGAAGTTTCCAGTTGCAGGATTACGTCCCCAAACAATAGCAGGAGCGCCGTCAATTTTAACGCTGAGAGTACCCTCCGCAGCGAACCAATCCAACGCATTCAGATCTCCCGTGAGAATAGTGTCTTCAGGGTGTTCGATGTGTTTGTTTTGCATGAATGTAGTATGACGCATCAGGGGGCGCTTTGGGGCGTTTGGTGGACAGTTCCCTAAAGTGTCCCCTGGCGGCTGCCTGCGGCATCTCCTGGCTCTACAATACGGGGACAACGGAGGGAGGGGCAGGGTCGCCCTGATGACGAAAATGGTCGTCACTCAGGCAGCCGACTTTTCAGCCGACTTAAGTATAAAAAAAGGGAGGCAATCGCCCCCCAATTCTTTATGCAAACATGAACCCATCTTGGAATTCGTACTCATTGTAAACAGGAGAAGTTCCTGCCTGTCCGATGAACTTATGAACGAACCATTTGAAGTTCCTTTGAAATACACCTTCGCCCTTGATTCCGTGCTCCGAAAGAATAGCATTCAGGCGGGACTTAGTGGTGACAGACTGATAACCACCGTCAAAGATTTGCACGAAGTCATCACCAACCACGGCGATCTTGTTACCGTGCAGGTATACAGTAGACTCGTTAGTTTCGGGATCGTAAGTAACAGCAGTGTTTGCAGATTGCCAGTTCAGGTTGTTAGAAATGGCGTTGTTCATTTGCTGTTCGATCTTACGCATGGTGTCGTGTCGTTTGAACAATGTCAGTATGGGATGGATTGGGGGGAAAGTCAAGGGGTCTTGACCAGTTCCCCGACCGTCACACCTCAGAAGAGGAGATCAGCGATCTGCTCCATGATGCTGCCATAGTCTGCGATATGGACTCCATCATGGCGGATCTCAGCATACCCGAATTCTTGTGCCAGATCGTAGCAGATGTCATGGGCACGGTCCAGGTCCAGAACGGACTCAGACTCATGCATGGCGGAGGGAACCAGGATTTCGTAACGCATTGGGTTTGTTTGACTGTCCCCATATCCTACAGCACCCATCCGCCGATTCTGGGGGTTTGGTGGACAGTGCGCCAACCGTCCACCCGCGGCTGACCTGAGTATAATTAATCCTCCAAAAGTTCAGGATAATACTCTTTAACTTCCTCCATCAACTCTTCGTCCGAATACTTATCATAACTCTCACTCATGTTATCATAAAGAATTGCCATCATAGTTTTGATGTCCATGTCCTCCAGAATTTGCTGGATCATGTTATCTTGAAGTTCAGAACGGTTCATCATCAGTAATCAGTGTTTCCGTTGATGTAAGATTCTACATTGAACTTCTCATCTTTCTCCCATTCTTCTTTATACTCAATCACATCGAAGATCTCACCAGGAGCATCAGCAATCTCAGACCAGAGTTCTTCAAACATGGGGGCAATCCCTGACGACTTGATAACAATACCCCATCACCAGGGGCAATGGGGCAATCGGTGGACACTCTGCCGACCGTCACATCAGTTACGTAAACTGCAGGCATTCTCAATAACGAAATATTATTGAGAATCAATAAGAGTACTACTATTGAGAATAAGATCCAATTCACGAACTGGCATAGTTACCAATCGATATCGAATTCTTTGATGGTAGCATGTACATCTTCGTCGCATTCTAGACCCAGAAGTTCTCTCCAATTGAGATCTTCTAGATCTAGATCATCATAACACATGAGATCTAGTGTGACACGTACCATACGCTTTGTGTGTATCGCGGGCATGTG